CTGGTATTTGCCGTGGAGTCCTATGGGGGTTCCATACCGGCAAAGTTTCAAGGTCTACATCATACAAATCTTCATTGTAATCTACCAGTTTGAAATTGGCCCCTAACTGTCCATCATATTCTATATCAACCACAATTGCTTGTCTGGTAGATTCTATAGATAGTTTATAGATGAATAAGTCACCAATCTGCAAACCAGTGGAAAGCGGTTCAGGGGTTATAAATTCAAACTCGTCAGTCCAACCATTGGTACCAGGCACTAAATGACAAAGCAGTTCGGTATTGTCCACCCTTAACCTAAATTGCAAGGCGTAATTCTCGTCTGTAACCACTGGCAACAGACAGCTTGTTTTTACTCCATAAACATATTCACTATCGTCCACAAGTTCTTTAACAAAACCTGAACCTACATGCCATTGTGGAACCCAATGCATTACATTAACTAAGTCTCCAGTATGACAGGTAAGGTTATCAAGCCCCATGCCGCAACTATAAGCGTTCGGTCTGGCTATTGGTAAGGCAATCAGGTACCGGACTAACCGCTGTAATTGCACCACGTCAGTCACACCAGGATAGCTCACCTGCTCAAATGTGACTGCGGTAGCCTCAGTGTAAGGCTCAATATACACCCGAACTTCATCTTCAACCCAATCATTCGTTTTGTCATTAAAAGGAGCAATAATAGCATGAGGCATATTGTCTATAAATGCCTTAGAAATTGAGAAGTTACTGCTATTATGTGGAGTAATGTGTTGAGCAACAGTGGGCAACGTCCACGGCCTATCCCACACTACACTTCTTAATCCATCATGCCTTGCCGGTCTTGCTCTACCAGCGGCGCAAATTTGTTCTAAAAGCTGGTCTGTGCTTAAAACGAAGTCGTGATACAAATTATAAGTGAAGTTATGTTCCTGGCAATAAGTGTGCCATTCTATTATTGTGTCAAGGTCAATTTCTTCATCAGGCAATTGCAAGGGGTGGTTATCGCTTTTAAGCACGTAATAATAAGCAGCAGCACAATTCGCAGTTAACATTAACTGCCAACCAGTACCGCTACTATCTCCCATATAACCTTCGATATATTTGTAGCCAATGCAGTTTAAAGCGTCTAAAACTCCATTTATTTGATTAGTTTGTTTAATCTTTAACGCAATTTTGCTGATAGGGTAATCAATCGTAAAAGGCTCTACATTGCTAATATGCCTGAACGCGGCCCAATGGACGGCGTTAATTTCGTAAGCATTATCTTCAGGGAATTCCACATCAGTAGGCCACACGTCAATTTTGGCGCACTCAACATCCCACTGGCTTACCTTTTCTTCACCATTGGCATCATAATAGGTAATAGGAAAGCATTTGCGTATAGTTTTTAAAGTGTTACCAGTGACAGAAAAAAGGTTCAATAAAGTTCCATTACCTACATTAGCGACTAAAGAGAATGTTCCAAATTCAGTACCGTTGCCTGAAACGCCAGTGACTACAAACTCGCTAGTACTGTCTTGGACTACCGCCCTAGCATATAGTTCTGCTTGACGCGGTTCACTACGCATATCTACCATTTCAACAACACCACGATTAGTAGAATAGCGTATTCTTGACAATACTAAAACGCCACTTTCCGGCCAGCTTGGCGGACCTTGGTCGTATGGCTCGTAATCTTTTTCTACTATCCCATTTTTACAATAAACCTTGCCAGTCCATACATCTAAACACACGTAAAAATACCAAAGCCATCCTTCAAATTTCATCGTATCTGGGTTCCAAGAAGAACCAGTAAAAGGTTTTGGAACGGTCGCGTTACGTCCAGCGAAGTAGGTATCAGTATTGGCTATAGACCATTCTGTAGTCCCTGTTTCCCTATAACGTATAGTAAACTCGACTGTCCTACTACGAACATCGCCCGTATTCGCGTCAATACCCCCAAGACCACCTTGGAATAAAAAGTCAACACTACCACGAGAGATGTTCTGTGCTGTAGTTCTAATAACAGGACCATCAGACATTAAGAGTTCAACTGGATCATACTCTTCCCAAATATTGTTGATTACCAACGTTAAAGGCGGATCATCAGGCCAACCTTCTAAAACTTCAAGTTGATAATCTTCATAATCTGTTAGTAAAGTATCGCCTATTTTGAAATCTCTCATATATACGGGACCAGTACCGCAAGTGAGGCAACATATCAAAAATACATCATCGCCCTCTACAACGGTATAGGGTGGGCATAGATACGTTGGGTATATACGGGTTTCTCCAATCAAGTCAGGTATTGGCCCCCAGGGGTTTAAAGCGTTCCTCATACCCGTAAGACTGTTAGATTGTTCAAACTTTTGGGGATTTGCGGGGGACATATCCTGTGCTGGTATGGGTATAAGTGCGTTCGCGGCTACGCTCGCAAGCATAGTGCTAACAGCTACAAAACCGAGTTTTACAGCAGAGAATAAAAGGCTTGATTGTGCTACAGTAGGGCCAAGAATACCGGCAGCAAGACCGCCACTGAAATAACTAGCAACTACAGTTGCGGCCAAAACGATGACTGAGCGCAAGACGCTTTTACCACCATCTTGACCGCCACCGCCAAAAACCACCCTTACGGTAACATGATTACCAGGGAAAACGTAAGTGGTATCGTATTTTGCGACTCTAATAGGTATGCCATTTACAGAGACGATTGTGCTAATATCGCCAGCAGTCCACCCATCAGCCAAATCAAGCATAAACAGTAATTCAGTAATAGATAAACCAGCAACAAGTTGCCTAAATTCCCTATGGTAATTGAAACAATTGGGTAGATATACTAAATCAAACTTACCCTTATCGTCAATTACCATCGGTAGGTTGGTATCTATGAAATCCGTCAATTGACTGTCTCCAAAATAGGTGTGTGTTGTAATTCTCTATTCCCGAAAAACACCTTTTGCCCAACTGGTGGAAAAACAACTTGCGTTTGGCATCTATCACAAGTCCTATGTGACTCACTTTACCATGAAGCCGGAAGGTAATCAAGTCATCATTCTGTACTGCGTTTGGTTCTACCGGCAACCATAATGATTTTTTGTTGTTTATCAACCTGTCAAGAGCATCTTCGTCTTTAGTGGTTGTATACTCGTCTGTAAAATGAGGCAGCAATATTCCTTTAATGTGCTGATAATACAAAACAACAAGGCCCCAACAATCGCAGCCATCAAAAGTCCGACCACGCTCCTTATAAGGTATGGGCTTATCGAACATTACGTGGGTCATGCAGAACCCCTAAAACAGCCTGGGTATTGAGTAGGATTAAACAGGCGGCGCGGTGAAACTTCGTGTTCAGTCCCCCCTTTGGATATATTACCAGTAATATTGATTTCGTTAATTTCTATGTCTGTCAATTTATAATTATTTAAAGCTAATACTACGGTGTTCGGGTCTGACTTCATCACCAACTTTAGGTTGACTATTGGTGCGGTAAGGATAGCGTTCAGGTTTGTGGAAATATATTGCTCAGGGTCCAAGTTCGTAATAATGATTTTGCCGGTGCTTGCCCCATCTTCCTTGTCACCTGGGAAGAATATGGTAAAGGGGTAGCGCCCCGCATAAACCACACCATTGCTGGTTAAAGTCTCGTCAGACGTGTCAGCAACGCGTACTGGTTCTACCCAATCGTCGTGTGTGACTTCAACCAGGGCTATTTGCTTTTCCGTGCTTGCAATCTGAAAAGCGTCCTGGGTAAAAGCTGATACTAAATTACGCAAAGGGTCTTATCTCCACAGCGAATGAGAGTTTATACTTGTCTAAGGCCAGCTTTTCCACATTCCACCCGCCAATAAATAGGCAAATACAGGCCGTGCCTAAGAATGGATGTGTCCAGTTGAAAGGCGCAGAACCATTTACCGTTGTTGACTTCCTAAACGTAAACCAACTATTAAGTTGGGTTAGCGTCATAATAGAAGATACTGGTATTTGATCGCAAGTGTCTGAAGACTTAGCCCTTACGTGACGGGGGCCTTCTGATGGCTGAAAAACGTAAACGTCATCTTCACCACCACTAAAGGAGTTACCTTCAAATAAAGCCCCTGGTAAAGTTGCGGGGTAATCAAGATCAGCAGTCATTACCCTCTCCTATTCATTTTAAAGCCCTTGCCAAGTTTATCCTTGCTGGCTTTTGCGGTAGGACCACCATTACGCATATCCTTAGCGACAACGCGGACTATGGACATGTCCAAATTGACGCCGCCGCCACTTGAGGGTTTACTCTCTATTTCAACATCAGTGCCTTTTTCTCGGTTCACTACAATGCTGATACCGCGAGAATTTCCGCTAGTCGCGGCAGAGGTAATTGCCGACGAAGTGCTGCTGCCTAAAGAGCCAGCAGCACCACCTATACCACTGATAAGACTCGATAGCCAGCTACTACCTCCACCGCTTGCACCACCCATAATCTGTTGCATCATTTGAGCAAGTGGAGCTAGTATAGCTTGTTGTATGGCCAGCCTAAGCAATTGTTCTATAATAGAGTTTATCATGTCGGTAAAACTCTGTTCAGTGTTCATTGCAAAGGCGACAATAGCGTCCTCAGCAGTTTGGAACATACTGGTAACAACATTACCAAAACTATCAGCAGGTTCTTCTGCATACTTGGCGTATTGTTCTAAAGCCCTTTTGATACCAGCAGTCCAACTTTTATCTGCATCTTCTATAATCTTTTTGCGCGTAGCCTGATATAGTTCTTCAAGACCAATCAGCTCTCCATATTTTTCTTTAGTCGCTTCATATTCACGTTCTAAGTTTGCAAGGGCAACTGCGGTACCGTCACCCTTGAGTTCTGCAAGTTGCGCTTGAATATCTTTTTCAGCGTCAACACGCTCCTTGAGTTTTTCCATTTCCTCTTTGAGGTGCTTATCGGTAATTTGCGCCATACGCGCTTGCTGATATTCTACAATTTCTGGTAGTTGACCATACTTGGCTTCCCATTCAGCTACTTGGTTATTAAGTTCTTCAATTTCTTTTTCTGTGTCGGTAGCGTTTAAAGCCCAAATCTTGTGGGAAAGTTGGGTTCTGAAACGTTCCATTTGTTTGTATGCAGACTCAGCTTCAGAAGCCCCGCTACGGGCATCTTTAGC